TAAAACCAGGAGATTGGGTAGTAGTTGGACTCGCATCATCTCCAGACATAGATTTAGTTGATGATGCGATATTAGATGTTGAAGAAACTTTTGGAGATTCTATAGAAGATTTTCTTAAAAATGGAAGAATATTTTACGAACACGGGTACAAATTAGCTGGAAAAACAGATCCTTCATACATGTATGACATTCCTATAGGAATACCAATAGCTGTGCAAATAGGTAAAAATTTTCTTTATGTTTGGTCCTTACTTGACAAGAATCATCCTTTAGCGCAAAAGGTTTACAACGCTCTTTCTGGAGATGAGAGAGTATCACAAAAGCTTGGATTATCTATTGGAGCTATTCCTTTGGGAAAAGGTTCACAAAAATACATTGATGGAAAAGTTGTAAACATACCATCCAAAATGCGCTTGTACGAAGTATCTTTTACCGGCCAGCCGGTTAATATAGCAACATGGGCACAAATAGTGAAAAGTTCTGTTTTTTCAATGTATAATGTAGAAGAAGTAAATACACTTAAGGAGGATATGATGCCAAAGAAGGAAGTTATTAAAGCAAAGGAAGCGGAAGAGAAGGAAAAGGAAGAGGAAAAAGAGAACGCTGAGGAAGAGGGAACCAAGGACGAAGGAGCCAAAGAAGAGGAAGATGCTTTGACTTCTCTCTTGGGTGGTGGAGAAGAGGATAAAGGCGAGGGCGAAAGACTGGCAGGTGGTGATAGTGGAGCGTCAATTGCAGATGCCTTGATGGGTCAAGGAATGCCTGGTGGGGAAATGCCAGGAATGCCTCAAGGAATGCCCCAAGGAATGCCTGGAGAAGAGCCTGCAGTTTTAGCTGATCTTGCCCCTGAAACTCAAGGAGAGGATGCTTTTCCTGATTTGGTACTAGATAAGCTAGATCTTCTTGAGCAAAAACTTTCCAAATTAGAAGAAGTCTTATCTAAGCTTAATATGATTGAAGAAGAAGAGCACGACATGGACATTGATCAAGGTAAACTTGAAGAGGGCCAAAAAGAAACAGAAGATCCTTTAAGACTAGGAGAAACCTTAAAGTCCATAAATGACCTTGTGGAAGTTCTTACAGAAACTACACAAAAGACCTTGAAGTATGTTGAAGAGCTTCACAAAAATCTGGAAAATATAGAAAAGAAAGTTGAAAAGTCTTTATCCGAAATGCTCACAGTTAAAAAGAGCTTTAATACTCCAAAAGAAGAAGAGAAAATTGTTTCTAAAGCTAAAGTTGGAGTAACGAAAGACGTGCATCCCCATATGGGAGTTGCAACTTCTGAAAAACTAGAAGAAAAGGTAAAAAGCATCCTCGCTTCGAAAGATAAAGTAAAGAAGCTTAAGTCCTTCTACGAAGAATATATTAATTTCCGTGGTAGTCCAGTAGAAATTCAGAGGAAAAAGGATGAAATTTATGACAAGGCTAGAACAACTTTAGGACTAGAAGATTACGAAGTAGATGTAATTTTCAGGGAGCTTAAGAAAAATTTTTCAGTGTGATAATATAAACTTTTAAATAGGAGGAAAAAAGAGTATGATTCCAGAACATTTAAAGCACCTTGATTTAGCAACCCTAAAGGCACTTAATGCCGCCGGTAACGTAGCCGAAAGCTTAGAAAGAGAGGACCTAGAAGCAGAGCTTACCCAACTCAACGTACTTGATACTCCCCTTACTGACGTACTTAAGAAGGGCGAGGTCAAGGCTCGTGCATATGAGCACGAATACAATGTTGTAACTGCTCGTCATGATAAGATTGGTTACGGCGCATTCCGGGATGGGGGGCTTCCCCGAACCGTAGAGATAAATGTTGCCAGGAGACGTATTCGTCCCATGCTCGTTGGCCACAGAATCACCGTTACTGAACTCGCTACAAAGACTACCGAAAACGGTGTTATGAGAATTGACGAAGTGGCAAAGCGTGAAAAGATGATTGCTGTAGCCAACGAATGGGAGTATCTTGCTATTTATGGCGATAACACTCTTGGGGATGAAGTTCCTGGTTCCCCCAATAACCTTCAACAGGACGGTATTGTAAACATTATCAAGCGTGGCGCTCCTCAAAACGTAGTAGATGCTGGTGGACAGCCTCTTACCATTGACCTACTTTGGGAAGCCGAATCTAGAGTAGTATCCACTCAGGCGCTTGCTAAGCCCAGCGCTGTTTTCCTTTCTTACATTGACAAGCTCAACTTGCAACACTCTTTCTACCAGATTTCTAGAGTAATGACTCCTGCTGATCGTAGGGCCGGCCTCCTTGGTGCTGATGCTCAGAGCTACATTGGCGTTCGTGGTGAGCATCAGCTTTACCCCTCTCAATTCCTTGGAGATTTCCATAAATTCAATCCCGCTAGATTTGGTTCCGAAGTTGGTGATTTTGCCGCTCCTTCCAACTCTTGGACTTTAGATCCTGTTACTGAAGTTACCGTTACCCCTGTTTCTCCTTTTAAGAGTGGCGATACTTACGAATACGCCGTAAAAGCTTGCAATTTCTATGGTGAGAGTGCCGCTAAGTTTGTTGGACATACTCTAACTGCCGATGGTAAGGGTCTAAAGCTTACTCTTCACGGGCTTGTTAACGTCAAGTGGCTTGATATTTACAGAAAAGATCCCGGTTCTCAGGAGTTTAAGTTCTATAGAAGGGTTCCTGTAAGAACGGTTAACGGTGATTTTGAATTTGTAGACGATGGTTATGAAACCGTAGTAACTCCCTCTGGCGTTTACAGGTGGAAGAAGATTCCTGGTACCGGTGTGGTATTTGGAATTGACCCAAATGTTACCACTATGGCTACTTGGATTGGCATGGAGCTTTACAGACTACCTCCTGCCCTCACCCACGACTGGGTCATTTGGAAGGTAGCTTCTCCATTCTCCAGAGCACCGGAATTCAACTGGCTTATCGTAAACGTTTCTCAAGAGCCTCTTGTATAAGTGAAATAAATTAATAGAAGAAGACAACCCTAAATCGGGTTGTCTTCTTTTTTTGTTATACTATTGCTAGAATGAGAGACAATATTGTTGTAGTTTCCTCTTCAGAGGGAGTTACTATTGAAGAAGCCACACAAAAGGCCATAAAGGACATTTTTAAATCTTTTCCTAGGTTTGACGGCACTAAGGGATTTAAATACTACGAATATGATTGGAACTCTCAAAAATTTAAAGATTTAGATGGAAACGATCATCCAGAAAATCTAAAAATGGCTTTTCCAGTGGCCACTTTTGGTTCTTATTTTAGTGGTACTCAAGCCATGATGACCTATCATGTGGATAAAAAGTTTTTAGAGGCCGGTCTTTTTCCAAGCTTTGAGTTTTTTACTAGTTCTGCGGAAATTTCTATGTATTATGATAATTTTAGAAGAAAGTCTAATACCCTTGAATTGCGTAATTACGACTCAAGTTCATATGATTTTGTTTATTCTAGTAAAGTCCCTTTTCTAGTTTACATAGGACAATACAATGGTTTGCATTATTTTATTATTCTTCATACTGGCAGACCAGCTACGTTTATTTGGCTAGTTTCTTTTGATCCAAATACTGGAACTCTTTCTTACTCAGGTCTTCCCTATTCTTTGATACCAGGATCTTGGCAACCGCAATCAAAGGTATATACCTATTTTAACAGCGAAAACAATTCTTTGGAATTATTTTTAATTGCTTGGAGAACCGAATCTTCTTCTCTACACTTAATGAAAACCTCGGTTAATTTTGTACCGGAATACAATTACCTTTGGGTGGGCCCTTTAACAACCTTTCCATTACCTTTTCCTTCTTATTTGGCCGATAACATTAATTACTTTTCTTTTAATGATAGAAACCGCTGGTCAATAGTAAATTCTTCCCCAACCAGTAGATTTTTTTATTTTTTTGATGACCCAGTAAAAGAAGTATCTACAAATACGATAAACGATGCGTTACTTTTATCTTTTTGGGATTCAGCTCATAACCCAACAGAAGTAAAGCTTGTTCTCGTTCCTTTCTCTTTGAACCTATCTAACAATACAATTTCTTATGATTCGCCTGTAGAAAAAAAGTATAATCCATTTCAATTAACACCAAAAATTTACAAATATAATCTTAGTGGAGAAGAGAGGATATACCTAAATAATATAGACAATAACTACGAGTATTCTGTAGACGTAGTTGTTTCTAGAGTTGATAATTTTACTTTGATACTACAAGATTTTGACGAGCAGAATCTGAGCTTTAACGTTGTTGGCTATAAGAATGTAACTGTAGAAGAAAATAACTTTGGAAACTGCCATGGAGTAATAACTTTTGATGAATGTAAAACATCCAACACTTGCGTTACTGTATCCTCTTTATATCATGGCGTTGGGGCATTTTCTGGTTTCTACCCAATAACCAAAAAACATGATAGATTTCTTTTTGTTTATATTTCTTCTGTGTATAACCATTATCCAGAGATTTATCAGGGAAGTATGATACCGGAAGCTTATGGAAGCTATTTCTTCGCAACCCTTGTTTACGATATGCAATTCCCGTTGGCATCAAGTTATACTCCTCCAACATCAGAAACCGATATCCCCAAAATAGCAAGAAATCCATGGTTTGTTGAGTTTACTCATCCTGAACTGGAAAGATGGGAACTCATGTCTAATGATGAAACATATGGACCAATATACAAAAACTCTAAAAAAATATACCTTTGGGGGAATGTTTTAGTTAATTACCCCTCTAACGGGAAGTTTATTATAAATGTAGAATCTTTGTTTCGTGGCGATGGCTTTCTTTATCCGAGAAACGTGTTACTTGCCCTGCCCGCATTACAAGATTTTAGTCAAACTTTTGTTGGTTCTTTACATTCCCCATTTGCAACCGGATCATTTTTATCTTTTAAGAATGTAAAATCAACACAACCTCTTGATTCAAATACTAATTTTACTTTAACTTACCTGTATTCTCCCGATCTTTCTTCTTTTTCTTTTATTGCAAATCAAGGAGGCAGTAAAATTCCTGTAGCTATGTTTTCTATTTTAAACGATCAAAAACCGAGGCTTTACAAATGGTTTAATATTTATGGAAATATTTCATTTTTCAATACCAGAAGAGCTTTTGCCCCAAGCAGGGGTTTTTTCTCTGGTAATCTTTTAAAGCCCTCGAATGTGCCACCAAACAGAAACTATAAAAAAGTTTCAAACTTTTACCCCCTCTTTTCCCTAGATTTTCCAAAACTTTTTGGCAATTTATACAGGATTGTTACATTTTCATCCTACATAGATGGAAAAGATGTTAAAGTTAACACGATCAAATCAAGATATATAACTCAAGATTCAAGAATTGCTGTAAGTTTCTACTTTTATCCAGATGCTCCTCAAAGATATGAGGTTAATGGTATTGACGCAACGGGGAACTTTTATTTTACTATTTTAAATCAAGCAAATTTTCTGTTTTTACCAGCACAGTACATCGATGATTTTGAAATTGGAAGCTTAATTAGTATTAATTACAATGGAACTCCTTATGTTTATGAGATTATAGATATTGACACTTTTACCGGCGTTATCGTTGATGATTCTGGGTGGCCTTGGGACTTTGACGTTTATTTACTTATGAGGGTAGATTCTTTGTAGCGAGGAGGGGGTAGAATATGCCAGTTACTTATATTGAAACGGATATAAATATTGATGTTATGACGGGTATTTTAGAAAGCCCACAAAACTTTTTTGCTGAGAATTATTATTCTGGAAATGTTCAATTTTTTACTGCTTCATGTGAACAAGGACAGTCTGAAACCATAACAGTTGATGCACCACGAGTAGTTAATTGGAACATTACTTTCACAAGTACTGGAGCATTTTTGAATATTCTTGTATCTTCTTATCCTGCAGTGGTAAAGGTAGAGTTTTATGATGCTAGAACACTAAATCTTTTGAAAAGCGCATATTTCCACTTGGAAAATATAAGCAATTTTACTACATTTTTCCCAATTTCTCAAGGGGAATACATTGTTACAGTATTTACTGTAAACCAGTGAAAAAATTTGAGCCAAAGAAATGTTTAGTTTTTGTGCTACTATAATAATAGTATGCCAGATAATGCCGTTTCAGTTAGCACAGGTGTTGCAACACTACCAGAAGCAACTCAACAAGCAATAAAGGATGTTTTTAAGTCTCTTCCTAGGTTTGACGGAACAAAGGGATTTGAATATTATGAGTACGATTGGAACTCTCAAAATTTTAAAAACTTAGATGGCGTTCCACACCCAGAAGGACTGAAAATTGCCTTTCCAAAGACTTTAATGGTTGGCACTATTTCTAATATCCGGTCAGACAGATTTATGGGCACTTATCATGTTGATGCAAGCTTTTTGGATCTTGGAATTTTCCCTCACATTAACTTGTTTAGTATATCACATCTTCGTTTGCTTTTTTATTACAATAACTTTTTAAATTCTACAGCTTCGCTTACTTTGTCATCGGGTACTGGCGGAGGAAATTATTATGAGGCAGCACCTTTTGTGGTTTATATTGGTAATTATTCTGGACTTCATTATTTTGTTGTTATTAATACTGGAGTTGAAAACACAACTTTTTGGATTTTGTCATTTAATCCAAATAGTGGAGCACTATCTGAAGTAAGACGTTCGTCAAGTTTATCAGGAAAAAGAGCAGTACAGTCTAGAATATACAAATACTTTAACACCTCAAATAATACTTTTGAATTTTCATTTATATCTAGAAACATAACTTCTAACTCATTCGAACTAGTAAGAGCTGTAATAAACCTATCTAACTTTACAATAAGTAGCTTTACAGCAACTACATTAGTTGCTCCACAGTACTTTACAAACAATTCTGAAGATTATATTCCCAGTGCAAGAACTTTGAGCCCGATACAAAACTATTCTTCAAAAAATTTTGTTTACGTGTTTGATGATCCGGTAAGAGGGGTTGATTCACAAACAATAAATGATGTTTTGTTATTGTCGTTTTGGGATTTTGCTTATGATCCTACAAAAATAAGTATTGTCCTTGTTCCGTTTTCACTAGATACAACAAGCAATATGATTTCTTATGATACTCCAGTTGAAAAAACATACAATCCTTTCTCAATTACACCAAAACTCTATAAATATACAGTTAGTGGGGAAGACAGAATTTACGTCCAGCAATACAACAGTAACTACGAATATTTTGTAGATAATGTTGTGTCAAGAATAGATAATTTTTTACTGATTTTACAAAATTTTAATGAATCAGATTATAGTTTTGATGTCATCGGACATAAAGTTTTTACCGAAGACGGCAGTTCGGATTATTTCATGAATGATCATTCGATAATTACATTAGACTCATGTAGGGGATCTACGTGTAATACTATATATTCTCTTTATTCTGGTGCGGGTACGTTTTTTGGGTATTATCCGGTAACTAAAAAGCACGATAGGTTTTGTTTTGTTTATATTCCCCAGGCTTATAACGAAAGCTCATCTTCGTCTCCCCATATGTTTACATCTGTTGCTACCCTTGTTTATGATTTGCAGAACTTTTTACCTACAAACTATCAGCCTCCAACTGCCTCAACAGATGTTTCTGGCTTATCAAAAAACCCATGGTTTGTTGAATTTGCCCATCCAAATATAGAAAAATTTGAATTGTCCTCAATAGATGCAACAAATGGACCAATTTACAAAAATACTAGAAAAATATACCTTTGGAGCAACGTTTATGTTAACTACCCAAGCAATGGCTATTTTTCGGTTAATATAGAGTCGTTATTTAGAGGAGATGGATTTTTTTACCCAAAAGACTTTTTATTTGCCGGAAGTATACTTGCAGATTTTTCTAGTTCTTTTACTTCAACTCTTCATTCGCCATTTTCTACGGGATCATTCTTGTATTTTTTAAACACAAAAAATACCTCCGCCATCAATGCGGCAGTAAACTATATACTGAAATATGCGTATTCTCCAGATTTATCTTCGTTATATTTTGGGGCTATCCAAGGAGGCAGTGCATTTCCTATAGCAATAATGTCTATTCTAATTGAAGGCCCTAGAGTCTATAAATGGTTTAATATCTATGGGAATATAGCTTTCTTTAATACTAGACGAGCGTTTGCCCCGAGTAGAGGATTTTTTTCTGGAAGCTTATTACCTACAGTAAACGTATACAATAGCAATAACTTGAAATATAAAAAGACAGCAAATTTTTACCCGCTTTTTGGAATAGATTCGCCAAAACCATTTTCTGGTCAAGATGCCGTAATTACGTATGCTTCTTATAAAGAAGGAAAAGATATAAAAATAAATATTTTACAATCAAGAAGATTTTCTTTAACATCAAAAGTTGCTTTTGGGTTTTATTTTTACCCTATTCGTTCAAGGACTTTTGAGGTAAG